CACCATTATCGGACGGTGCTGTAAAAGCAACCGTAGCAGTTGTTGTACCTGTAGCAGTTGCTGTACCAATTGTTGGAGCACCTGGTACGCCTGCGATACCAATTGTGCCTTCAATGTATGCACCTCTAACGACCCAACCTTTAGTAGAGTCTGTAAATACTAAAGCTACAGCCGTTTCATTAATTTGAATAACTTTATCAAGTGATGAACCTAATATTTTACTTCCGTTTCTATTAATTGTAATTTTGTTTGTTGCTGAATTTGCACCATAATCAACAAGTACAACTTCGTCACCAATACTAGGAGAGGCTGGTAATGTAACTGTTACGGCACCTGAAGCAGTATTAACAAAATATCCTTCACTAGCGACTGCTGTAAAATCAGAAGTCTTAACTGATTGCCAATCTGTACCTGCAACAATAGTACCACTAGCACCTAGGGCAATAGTAGAACCATTAATTGTAATACCTGTATTAGATAATTTTGAGTTAGGTATAGAACCTGCTAATTTATCGGCTGCAATTGTGCCTGGAGTTATATTTGAATCTTTTATCTTATTTGCCATATTACTATTTATACACCCTTATTAAAGCTCTTTAATTGTTATTACATCCGCCGCTACTGGAGCAGTACCAAAAGTTAAAGTGGTTCCCGATACAGTATAATCCGAAGTTGGCCTTTGAAAAACACCATTCAAAAATACCAAAGTATTCTGTACAGTCATTCCACTCGTAACTGTAAATGCTACAGTAGAACCGTCACCAGTATATGCTCTTGTATTACCTGTTACTTGACCTACACCAATTGTTTTATTTGTTAGAGTTTGCGTTGCAATCTCCGAAACTAAAGTTGAGTTACCACCTTGTGGCAACAACATAGTGTTTGTTATACTTGCACTATGAGGTTGAGGTTTAATTGTTTGACCATGTGAATTAGCATGGCAATTTAATTTAATTTGGCCTTCTACCGAAGAACCATCACCTCTAAATTCTGTTATGTTTGTAGCACTAGTAACTAATAAATTACCTGAAGCGTTTGTTAATGTTTCTGTTTGTAAACTTGTAATTCCTGAAAAAGTAGTTACTGTAGCTCCTAGAGCAACTGCTGTCGAACCAATAGTTACACTTGAATTAGCTAATTTTGCATTTGCAATTGAACCTGCTAATTTATCATTACTAATTGAACCTGCTAATGAGGCGTTTGCAATATTAGTAATTGTATTGTCAGGACCATTAATTGTTTTATTTGTTAATGTCTGAGTTTTTGAGGCAATTGCTAAAGCAGAACCATCACCTAATTCTGTGTAAATTTCGTTAAAGTTATCGTTAATTAAATCACCGCCAGCACGGACTGTAGTTCCTGTTCCGTCATCTGCTGTTGAACCGATATTAATTGTTTGTTTAGCCATTGATTCTCTCTTTATTCCCTAATATTTATACAAGTTTTACCATTATGTTACATCAAATGTTTGGTTAGTTTGGTCGAATGTTATACTTGTTAATGAAAAGTCTGTTGCTGGTGCTGATACCTTGATTTCTGTTGGTATTGTTATTGGTTGTTTCATACCATCAATTGCATATTCAGCTAATGTGAATCTTTCTCCATCTATATCGGTATCACTAAAACCGGTTGCTCTATGTTCAGCCCAATTGGCCATGGTCAAAGGAGATACATAACGATTTGTGCCGTTTATACTTCCTGCAATTGCTGTTGTCTGAGTATTTGTATGTGTTCCAGAATACATATTACTTGATGAAAAAGGATTGGTATATACATCTAAACTTTTCATAGTAGGTCCGCCATATGCAAAACCTCTTAAATAACTATCACCTCTGGATGTGATATTATATAGTGTACTTCTTTGACTTAATAATACCGTCATATGTCTTCTCAAAGTAATATCTCTTGTGCCTGTTGAGAAAGGTGACATTGTGCTATCATCAAAGTCCGGGTCAGCACCTAATTCGGGATTACTTCTTAATGTTGTACCATCATCTGTTGTTCCTAATCTTCTACCAAATATAGTAGAGAACAATTGACCAATAACACCAAAGATTGGACTTTCTGAAATGCCTGATATAATACCGTCAACTGGTTGTGATATCTGAGCACTAATTTGACTTTCAATGTTTACTTGACCTGTAAAATAAAAACCTGCTGTGTGCATAGTCTTTTTAAATGAATCTCTCCAGTCATTGATAACACGGCCAACTTTAATTACATAAGAGAAATCCTGATAATATAAACTATCTTGTATTCTCATTGCGTCATCTGAAATATGACCATCTTGATTAACATATGTACCTGCCGTATCAGCAATTGCAACAACATTTACTGTTGCTGTTGATTGGTCAACCTTTGCAATAGTAGCCGTAGCACCGTTACTCAATGTTATTTCTCTACCAACTTGAAAAGTGCCCGAAACGCTTGAAAATTTTAAAAGTTGTCTTGTTGAATCAAAAGTACCTGTTGTCGCTGTAATTGTAGAACTAGAAGCGTCAACCGAAGTAGCAGTTAAATCTGCAACAAAAGAACCTGAAATATCTTTTAATATCATATAACCAGGAATAGATAAAGATGGTGGAGATGGCGACTGATTATATTCAGCACCAGGCTCAACCACTTTTAAACCTAAAACTTTTCCTATTTCATCACCATGAGCAAATACTGTTGCATTTTCTCCAGCAGATGTTGATATGGTAACTATAGGAGTTTTTACATAGTTTGAACCAGGATTAATAATTCGAATATCTGTAATTTCTCCATTACCAGTACCACTCTCTTGTACAATTTTATTTCCTGTATAAGGGTCACCAATTACTGTTTGGTCTTCTAAAACAATATGATTTTCTGTTTCTGTAGTATCTAAACTACCTTCACTTAAATTAAAACCACCGTTTACAACTGATACAGCTGCACTTGCACTACCGCCACTTGTATTTGCATTATTGAAAACTAAAGTATCTCCAATTTCATAATTAGTTCCTGCATTATCAATAATAAAATCAGTTAGACCGCCGTTACCTACAGACTCAACTGTAATTAATGAATCTGACCCACCACCTGTTACTGTAACATTGTCATTTTCATTACTGTAAATACCATCATTGGTAATTGAAATTGTTCCTGGAATACCTGTTGATTTTGCTTTAATAAATGTAGCCGCTGTGTCTGATTCGGTACCTCTTATTTCCTCACCAGTTACAAAAGTGCCAACAATAGTATCTTCATTTAAAGTAAACTCTGTTACTTCGTTTGCGCCTATTTGAAATTTAGATACTGCTTCTACTAATGCTGTTGCACCAGATGTTTGGCCTGTAATAGAACGACCAATTAATAAAGATGTATCACCTGTTAAATTTATTGTTTGTATTGTTCTTAATACTTTGTTCGTTGTCCATTTACCATCAGATACACGCAACATGTTTTCTCTAGGATAAACTGTTTCTGAACTAAGACCAAATAACATTCTAAAAAATATTTGATGACCAGCACTTGTACCTTTTGCTCTGTAAACAGATTTAATATTTTTAATTAGATTTCTTTTATCTAATGTTGCGTCTAAGTTTTCAGGAATAGTATTTAAAAATTCATTTCTGAATTTAGTTAAAAAGTTGGAAACTACTTTATCAGGATCCCTAAAACTTAATAATTCTTGTATGTTATTTACAGGATTAGCTTTGTAATCACCCAAAACTGCTTGAGCGTTTGAAGTAGAACCTACTAATAATTCACCTTCAATAAATTTATTCTGTGCTGAAATATAAAGCTTGCCATTAGATAATTCTTCCTTTAAAATAACGGATGTTGCTTTTGAGGTTTGACCAGTTATGGTTTCTCCTCTAGTAAACTTTCCATAAGTAGAACTTTCTAAAATAACTTTATCACCATTATCTAACTGCGTTCTATCTGAATCTAAACGAGAAGCGTCTAAAAGAAGTGTGCTTGTATCTGTATTGATTTCTGATTCTAATTGTAAACCATCTGTTGATTGTACACTAGTTACTGAAATTTCTGCTGATTCTAAAAATGTATAATATGCTTTTAAAAATTCAACAAATTTAGGGTGGTCAGAAACTACAAATTCTGGAATCTGGCTGTTTAGAAGATTGGATATTTTGTCAGTAAATTTTGCCATTTACTTAATCCTTAATAACTACTTGTTGTCGTATAACCTACACCTGCGTCAGCAGAGCCGCCAACAAATGTGTCTGCTTGAACCGTTATTGTTGAGTTAGCCGTATCTATGTTTAAAATCTGGTCTCGTACAGGAACAATATCATTTGAACTAGGTGTAACTGTCAATTCTATAGTTGAAGAAGAAACTCCTCTGATATTTTCTACAACTGATACATTTAATGAATTAATTGTTACTTGACCTGTTGCATAGTCAATTGTGCCTTGTGAACTGTTTGCATAAACTCTTGTAGAACCTGATAAACTATATCGTCTAATATTTCCTGCACCATCATCATCTAAGAAAAATATTGTACTTGTGTCACCATCTATTTTAAAACCTGTAGAATTTAAGATACCACCATCAGCTGAATTGTGACCTGAATGAGGATTATAAAGACCATTTCTGTAATAAATGTCATATCTAGTTGATACTCCGATAGTAGGTGTAAATTCTTTTCTTATTTTTAATGTAGTGATATTTGAAACAATACTAGTATCTGTATTATCAATTAAACCAATAATTTTTGAATATCTGAATACACCATCAAATTGATTTAAAGTGTTTGTGTTGTAATTTGACAATGTAGAAATAATATTAGCCTTTAAAGTATCTGAGGTCTTAGAAGTTGTTTGTTCGTTAAATTTAACATTAGATGTTAACAAAATACTTGTAGTTTCCGGGTCAACAATCTCTGGTCTAACTGATACAACATTAAATTTCTTTAATTGGTTTTTTATAGTTTCTTTTGTAGATGTTGTCAATGTAGAACCTGAAATAGGTTTGATTGCAATTTTAACAACACCGTATTGTGGCGTTTCATCATCTTCACCACCCCAAGCACTAACTGATTGTGCATTTGGATAAACTGATTTTACAATTGTTTCGTAATCTTTTGAAGTAACTGCTCTGTCTTGAGCCGTATATTGTAATGGTGCATTATATCTAATAGATTCTTTAGTTTGTGGTTCTGCGCCGTTGGCTGCATTTGATGTGGTTGTAATTGTTACATTTGAAAAACCATCAATATCGCCAGATAAAGCAAATGAACTTGCGCCGTTAGCTTCAGTTTTATTTGTTACAACATATTCTAAAATTATAATATTACCATCTGATAAAGTTTTTCCTAATAAACCATCGCCAAAATAAACTTCAAATCTGCCGTCTTCGACTTCTTGTAAGAAATAAATTTTAGATGTGCCTGTTAACTCACCATAACCTGTAGCAAGTGAGTATACCTCTGTTGTACTATCAGAGGATGAATTTTGTACTGATACTTTTAATGTAGAAGTATCTATATTACTATTTGTTAAAGTAAATTTTTGGTCGGGGTCTGAACTATCTTTAGTATATTTAAAAGTTACTAAAGTGCCTTCATATGCTTTAACACCTGCAAACTGAAAAACACCTGCATTTGGTTGAACTGTATATGATTGATTAGTTACAAACTGATAAGACTGACCATCAATTGAAGTTGTGAAAACTGTTCCTTTGTCCATTGTTAAAGATGTTGTAGTTGCCGGAACATTATTAACCTTAACTGATAACTCTGTGTTTGAAGCTCTACATGATGTTGGTGTATAACCAATCATCTTTGCTAATGATACTATATTTTTTCTTATGTCTGCCGAGTCAAGATACATTTCGTTTGCTAACATATTAGCATTGAAACCTAGATAATGTGTATTGTAAGCTAGAACATCTAAAAGAACGGCAAAACCTGAACCTTCAAAATCGTAATCTTGGAATTCTGATTGTCCTTGTAAAAAAGATTTTAAATTAGTTTTTATGTTATCAAAATCTAATTCTGATACTGTAAGTTTATTTGAAGCCATTTATTTACCTAATTCTCTGTAGTGTTGTTGTGACTGTAACTGGATTTGGTAGATTTAAAACATAAAAGTTTACTTCTACACTAATTCCGTTTCTATCTTGGTTTTCGTTAACACCTATAGAAGATACATTTGCTCTTGGTTCATAGTTTGACAAAACTTCTTCAATTTTTCTTCTAATGAATATGCCTGTCATAGGTGTAAAGTTTTCAAATAATAAATCTCTCACACCGCAACCTAATTCTGGATGAAAAGGCCTTTCATAAAATTGTGTGTTAACTAAATTTCTAACACTTCTTTTAACAGCATTTACATCTTCGATTTTTATAACATCATTGGTTACAGGATGTCGTGTAAAATCAAGGTCAAGGTCTTTATAAGTCCTTACAGCCTTTTTACTTTTGTTTGTGCTTGAAGCGTCATAGTTTGCCATTATGCTAATATTTATAATACTTTTTTAAATTAACCTGAGAAAACATTGGGAGAACCTGCTGCTACGCTTGTGCAACCAGATATTCCGTCACCAACTCTACCACAACCTTTACCGTTTACAAAAACTGTTGATGAACCACTCGCTATCGGAGCTGCGTGAGAAGGACATGGTACGCCAGGTAATAAATGACCTGTATTGTTATCTCCTTGTCGAGATATACCAATACCATTTGCAAATACATTTCCTGACCCAGCAGCTCTTGTCATTCCTGAACAATGAGCCACATCTGCGTCACCTATTCTAGTTACCGCTGGCACGATTTAATAACTCCTGTAATTTAGATTGATATGTTGACATTTCTTCATGTTGTTCCTCTGTATGAGGTGGTTCCGGATAATCAGGTTCAAAAGATACCACATGATTAAACGATAACGGTATATCATCAAAGTTTGTAAACTTTAATACTCTTTTATCTTTAAGAATAGTAAACTTACCAATCATCTATTTACCCAATTTTGCTTTTAAAGCTAATCTTCTTTGTTCTTGTAAAATTGATTGTCTTAATTTTCTACCTATTGGTATTATAATAGAATGACACATCTCTTTACCCTTTTTACTGATATATTCAACACTAATCATTTTGTCTTTAAAATCACCTTGTACGGCTTTAGTGGCCTTCTTTAAACTGATTTCTTCTTTTTCTTTTTCTACACCATCTGCGTTCCAAAACTTGAACATTCTCATTTTGCTCATATTTAACTTTCTATGTTATATTTTTCTTCGTCAATATACGAATCATGTCTGCAACTAGCACAACAATGTATTTGAACATCATTTCCGTCACCGTCTTTGTGATTTTGTACACAAATTGTACCACAATGACACTTATGTCCGCAATTTTGACAGTTTTTCATTATATTACTATTTATATTAGAAATTACAACGCATTTTAGCTGCTTTCAATTCCGCTTCAGTTAAATTTTGTGAGTTTTCTACTACTGATTCGCCGATTCGCTCATAATCCGGCGATATTTTGCAATTTTTAACAGGATTTGAGCATCCGGACACTAAAAAGAACAAAGATAGAACAAATAAAATTAAAAAGCGTTGATTTATAAGGGTTTTTTGCATGATTTTTTTTAAAAAAAGTGAAATTAGTGCTTGACTTTACTATTTATCTATGGTAGGATGGACACATATGATAAAGAAAGAAACAATAAACAACAATATGACTATCGTTAGAAATATTGTGTATAATCAAGTAACGAAAATGACTAAAAACATAAAAGAAGTGATTGAAGTTGATGATACTCTATTAAA